GATCTCAGCTTGGATCTCGTACGACATAGCGTTTGTGATCTCAGCGTCAACATCGATTCCGTTCATGTTCTTGAGGTCTTGCTCGAGTTCAACCGACCAGCGCGCGCCTAAACGACGTGTACCAGCTTCAACGGCTGTTTTCTCGAACTTAACCTCCATTTGAGGAATGTTTCCAGTGATTTCGAAAGCAGAAAGTATCTGAGCTACACCTTTATCTTGATCAGCAAAACGCCATTCAGTGCTTTCTGTCCCAGATAATTCTGTGGAAGCAGCACCGGTGAAGCGGGTATCAAGTAATTGATAACCTGCCTCAGAACCTGTATCAGCTCCAGCGCCACCGGTATAACCGAGGCCATTGCCACCTGCTCCTGCTGCATTCTTACCATCAACTCCGGTACCAAGGTACTCAGACTGATAGGCATAACGAAGAGCAAAAGCAAGTCCAACTGGACCTGACATAGGTTGGACACCTACGATCTCGTTTGTGATAAGCTCAGGAAACGTACGACGAATCATCGGGATTAAGACTTTTGGTAAACGAGCATCACCGTTGGCATAAGTATCGCCAGAACTAGCCTGGGTAGATGGATTGTATTGACCGCCAGCGTTGCCACCAAGGGCTCCTCCACCAGTACTACTACTTTCCTCTATGCACCACTTTTCCTGGTTCTCTAAGAGAACAGCAGTATTTAAGCGGGTGTGGTCATCTTCAATAGCCTTAACGCTATCAGATGTATAATCAAGAACAGGAGCCCACTTCTCTAGAAGTGAATCCGCTCTATCTCTATCAATAAATGATTGTGGTTTATTCATAATTTAATTAATTTTCCTTTCTTTTCGACCTACATGGGAATAAATCCCAAGATACTCAGGTGACTAGCACCTCATTGTTCGGGGTTAAAAATTACTTCATTCGTTGTAATTCCGAAAGATATGGGTTAGTCACTTGCTTTTTCTCTGCAACTACCTCGCGAGGAGCATCTGCTTTAACCTTACGATTAACAAAAGCTTGCTCTTTGATTACTTCAATTCTTTCATTCTCCTTTTTATCAAATAAACGAGCAGTGTATTCGAAGTTTTCTTTAATAAAGTCAGGTGACTTATCTCCTAATACTTTCTTAAGATATTCCTTTTTCTTTTCAGGTAATCCGGAAGTCTTTTGCTCTAAGAATAAATTAACTTGTGTTGAATTATAAGCTTCTCTAAGAATGTTATTCTCCTTTTCAACCTCTTTAAGTCTAGCAGAAAGATCATCAATAGTATTTTTACCTTCCATAACTGCGTCTTTAACAGACTCTTTCATTAATGTTGAATCAATTGCTAAAACACTTCTTAAATTATTGAGAACTTCAGTTGCTGTTCTATTCTTAGTAGCTTCTTCAATTGCTTGAGTTGGAATAGCTTCATCAATATATTCTTCAATATAATCCGAAATAGACTCTACTAAAGTTTCTTTAAAGTTATTAGCATCTTGATTAATTTCAGCTTCATATTTTTTGATTACTTTGAAAAGCTTTTGTGCGTTATTATTATCAACTGCTTCAACTATTCTTTTAAGCTTATTAGTATGATCTTTATCAATAGCTTCTACTAACTCTTCTAACTTTTCAGCGTAAAGATCGTCTTGGTTAGTTAAAGCTGCTTCAACTGATAACTCAACCTTTTCTTTGATTGCAGTTTCAATAGCATTAACAGATTCTTCTGTCAATACTTCCTGGAGTTCTTTTGGCAATAATTCGTTATTCATAATTAAAAGAGTGGTTTTTCTGTAGCGGTATCAATTTTTGATTTAAGCTTGTCCTCAATAACGCTCTTCAAATATTTATTCGCTTGGGCGTAATTTTTATTGGAAAGTTCTTCTATAAATTTAGAAATTTTATTTTTTTCTTCCATAATGATAATATTTATTAAAGTTTATTAATGAAACTTAAGATTCGCTCAGTTAAAAACTTATTAATTTCTTTTTTAGGTAGTCTTGAAACACTTTCCTCAAACTTATCATATAGTTCTTCATACTTTCCATCTTCAGCAAGCACCCATTGTTTAGATTCTAATATACCGTTAACAAAAGCTTTCGGATAAGAAGGATCAGCTACACAATCAACAGCAACTAACTTCATGTTTTTAACTGTATTATGATTACTACCTTCTTCTAATGTACCTAATGCTCTTGAAGACATACCGACCTTTACACCATCATTTATAAGGGCACGTACTATTTGTCCACAAGGAGTTGTTAAAACTTTTGATTTTCCGTAAAAAATATTATCGTCTTGAGTAATCTCTGTAACGATATGACAAGCTCTTTCTAAGTCTACATCAGCAGAAGTAGGATGATTTAACTCTCCCATAGCTCTTCCTGGTACAACCATTTCTTCGTTATAACGAGCTACTTCTCTTTCTAGCTCTTCCCTAGGGTAAAGTCTGTTATTTCTATTTACCCCCTCTGCCATCATATAAGGTCCTTTAATGTAAAGGTTAGATGGCGAATTTTTATTAGTTTCTTCTTCGATATATTCGAATTCGTCGGTCACGTCTGGTTTTTCAACGACCAAATTAAGCTTAAGAGACATACAATTATTTATACAATAGTAACTAAAAAATCAAATTAATTCTCTTTCTGTTAGTATAATAAACGTTAATCCCCTTTTTTTACTATATTTTCTTGCTGCTTCCCACTTTGCTTGGTTGATAACATAATTTTTTTGCTCGTATATAAGATGTTGTTTTTTTCTATACTTTGTTTGTGGCGGCTTAGTTTGCTTGGATGGTTTAATCTCAACTAAATATTTTTTTATATCGTTACCTTCTTTTATTACAACATAGTTATCAACAAAATATCTATGAACTCTACCATCTAAAGGGCTAGTATATGGTACTATAACATTTTCACTACCCCACTTTAATACGTTTTTGTTATTATCACAAAATCTAAAAAATTTTAACTCAAGACCTGATCTATATGTAGCTTTTGTACCAATAAATTTATCTTTATTTTTTGGTACAAATTCTCCTTGTCTCCATTTTACTCGCCTTTTCATTACCCAACAATGAAAAGAGCAGGATCAGTATCTCCCATTCCCGGTGATGCTCCTTCTAGTAATTTTTGCTCAAGCTCTGCTTTTTTCGTAGAACCTTCACTTAACATATCTGAATTTAAAGCACCGCCTCCAAGTAAATTAACGCTACCAAACTTACCTCTAACTCTACCTATAGTAATCATACTTAACGCTAACGCGTATTCGTATACCCATTGCTCTTTAATTACATCCCTTATAGGTCTTTCTAAATAGCATGAGACTACACCGTAAAATCTAGAATTACGCGGCTGAGGGTAAATTTTTAAATATTGTGTTCTTTCATCAAACTGCAAGTCTTTTCTTAATGCTAATACTTTTTCTCTCGTATCAATCCAATTTTTTAAAGTGTACCATGAAACCAGATCAAAACCGTAATTACCCATAGCGTAACTAAAATATGTTTGTTGTGCTAGAGTTTGTTCAAGGGTAAATAGAGTGTTAATTCCTGTACTACTACCTTCTTCAAAATCAGTAACAGACATAACCTTCCTATAATCCATTATATCATAGTCATAAACATTTTGGAAAGTAGTTGCTTCAGATGATGTACCTTCAAACGCTAATGTTTTTCTTGTATTTTCTTTGAAAGATGCAGATAATGAACTATTAAAAGCAGTAACAGTACTATAAAGCGACTTATCAAATAATTCGAACTGATCTATACCATTACTAAAAGTAGAAGATAGTGTAGGTGATGATGCAAATGATGCTGATAGTATAGGCGAAGTTACTGTAAAGATAGTTTCAGGTGTTTCAGCGTAAAATTCAGGTCCAGGTCCAAGAGGATTAGTACCAGCTACTTTTTTAGCATTAGTATCTAAATCAGTATTAGCTAATGTATATAGTAAATCTAAACGAATTCCTTTATTTGTTTCGTATAAATTAGAATCAAATATTATATACTCTCTAGTATATCCCGCGTATTTAGTAAAATACTCAACAGCAATCTGTATATTCTCTCTTAATTGATCTGTATGAATTTCAAGTGAAACAAGCGGAAATCCTAATGATCTTTTAATTCTATCCCCTAACCTATCATAAGTTTCTATCTTATTATTAAGATTAGTTGATAAAAAAGCAGAAAGAGGAGTTATTTCACACGCTAGGGACATACATTTATTTATTCAATAAAAATAAAAAAGATAGAAGAAAAAAATTCTCAAATTATATTAAATATTGATATGGCTTATAACCCTAATAATGCAGTCGGTACTGAATATATTAACACCAATATATGTAGATCATTTAATCAACATATAGCTACTTCTCTGACTATGCTTACAGGTGCTAATGTTCCGGGATTTACAAATACATCTTCTCCAGTACTTACAGGTGGTATGGTTTGTTCAGAAGTTACAATTATCAATAAAACAACAGGCAATCTCAGTCTTTTTGATAATGGGTTTAGCGATACACTTAACGGTCTATTAATTGGTACAGGGGAGAGTATTACTCTGCGAGGGCTTACTAATGTTGCTCAGGTATCTGCTATTGCTGCTTCAGCTGGTACTATCTATTACAGAACACAATTTTACAGTAATAATCCGTCACGTTAATAGCGCTCAAAAATAATAAATCTATTTTTAAACATCCGGATCAACCGGAGCATTTGGATCAATTAAAATTTCAGGATCAATATCCACTCTAGCATTTAATCCGCCGAGAAGTTCAACCAGTTGATTATATTCAGGAAAATCTTTTGGTGTTAGTCCCTTACGTAATGGTGTGTTAAGGTCATCGTCACTAGCGGGAATAAACATTTTACCAGCATTGTCTCCGGTAAAGATTGGTGCTGCTCCTGGTGTCCAATAATAATGTTGTCCACGACTCGTTTGAGCTTGACGAATACTATCGATAACGGTATCTGCGGTTTGGGTATCTGTAATAAATCCAATCATAAAGTTATTCCTGTGCAAGTTTCCCAAAGAGTTTTTATTGCATCTGTGTAATCAGCGCGTTCTGTAGCATCAAATCCTGAACTAATTCCTAATGCTCCTGCTTTTGAATCTGTAGGTTGACTACCTGCCCCAGTTGAGCCCGCGGCCGAACCGTATCCAGTGATGGGAAAATTGTTATTATAAGTTCCAGTTAAAGTGGCTGTATTTGAATCCTCGTCGAATGTCGATCCGGTTCGTCTGGAAAGGGTTGTTGTTCCCCCCTTTCTATTAGAGAG